GAGGTGGCAGGGCAGCTCGGTCTGATCTCGGTGCCCCAGATCATGAGCCTGGTGCGGGTCGCCGAGCTGCTGGCTTCGGCTACAGACCTGGCTGGCCGTGAGAGCGTGGAGGCCCTGGGGCGCATGGCCATCATGTATGGCGTCTCAATGGATCAGATCGAACAATGGACGTTCAGGGTCGCCACCACCATTAACATCTTGGAGAATACCACTGCCGCCTCCGCTCGCCAGATCGCTGTGGCGGCCCTGGAGGCGTCGTCAGCCTGGGTCCTGGCTGGCGGCAAGATCGAAGATATATCAGCTTTCGTCGCCACGGCTATCGCAGCTGGCCTCGATGCAGAGGAGGCAGGGAATGCCTTCCGCCGCGCCACAGAGAATATCATCTCCAACATGGAGCTGATATCTAAAGCCACGGGCCGCTCAATGGATCAGCTCAAGGCCGCCCTCGCCGAGAAGGGCATCACGGGCTTCATGCTGGACCTGATCAACTCCTTGCGCAACATTCAGGACGAATACACCCGCACCGTCGCCTTTCAGAAGATTTTTGAGGTGCGCGGCGCACGCGGCGCCGCCCGCATTGCGGCGGCCTATCCGTACTTTATCCAGAACCTCGGGACAGCTCGCCAGGAGTTTGAGGCCGGCACCAGCATTATCGCTGAGTATGAGCGAGCCCTGCTTTCCACGGCCGGTCAGCTTCAGGTCCTCCGCAACAACCTGATCGTAGCAGCTTCAGCTATCGGGGATGTGATTTTACCGGTGATCAATCAGTTCATCCAGATCGCCGTGCCGGGCATTCAGATGGCCCTGGAGGCTTGGGCTAGGCTGCCGGATCGCATCAAGCTGGTCAGCATAGCGCTGGCTGTCCTGCCTGCCGTGCTCTTCCCCGTCATAGTGGTCCTCTCCAGCCTAGCCTTCGCCGTCGGCATCGGCGTAAGCGGCATCATGCGCATGGCGGCCGGGTTTGGCGTATTGACCGCATCGATCCAGCCGGTGATTGCTGCTTTTGGGAATGTAGCGACCGTGCTCGCCTTGGTTGTGCTGGTCTTCGGCAGGGAGCTGGCCGGTGTCCTGGCGCAGGGAGCCGCCATCCTCAAGAGGACAGCGGCCGAAGCGCGCAACTGGGGTTATGGGCTCATCTCCTCCCTGGCCGCTGGCATTCTGGATGGCGCGGCCCTGGTGGTCAATGCTGCGGCCCAGATTGCCGAGGCCATTGCTGCTTTCTTCCGTGCTGCCTCACCCCCCAAGAAGGGCCCGCTGCGCGGCATCCTGGAGTGGGGCGCGGCCCTGATCGATAACTACTTACGCGGCTTCCGCGAGGCCGATTTCACGATAATCAGGGAGATTGGCTCCATCATTGAGGGCGCCTTCCGTGCCTTATCGGCCAAGGCAGGACAGGATGCAGCGCGGGCTTTCGCCAAGATGATCCCTCAGATCATCGCTTCGCAAGAGGCGCTGGTCCAACTGATCCATACCTTCAACGAGACCGGGCGCATCTCGGATGAGTTGATGGCGCGCGTGGTGGATGGGCTCAAGGGCGCGAAGGGGCCGGTATCGGAGCTAATCAGGGCCTACCTGGAATATTATGCCATCCAGAGGCGTCTCGATGATGTGGAGCGGCGGCGTGTCGATGTGCGCCGCCGTTACCGTGAGCAGGCACGTGCTGTTAACGCTCTGGCGGGACTGGACGCGACAGAGAGGGCCAGGCGAATGCGCCTCATCCAGCAGCAGCGGGCCGCTGAGCTGGGGAGCCTCGATGAGCAGGAAGAGGCCCTAAGGGAACAGCAGAGGGAGGCCGAGGGGCGACTCGGTACCCTGCGAGGGATCGTAGATTTCCAGCAGCGCATCGATGATCTGTTGGCGGAGCAGCTGAGGTCCCTGAACCGCATCGGCCGGGCGCTGCGCAGCTGGCTGGATCGCCTTGAAGATCTCCAGAAGGAGCTAAGGGCAGTGCTGGCAGCGCAGGAGCTCTACAGGCAGAAGGGCATGGATATTGAGCCCCTTCTGCGAGACGAGTTGCGTATCCGTGAGAATATCGTCCAGCTGCTCCTGCAACAGGATAGCCTCACTGAGGACCAGAAGGGGCTTCTACAGGACAACATCGACCGGGTCAAGGAGTTGCAAGCCATCTTGGGTGAGGCTCCTCGCATACCGCCGTTCGAGCTTCTGCCGGTTGATGCCGCGGATGAGATCGCCAAGTTCTGGAAGCAGGTCACCGGTGTTACCGAGCCGGTCAGGACATTGGCGCAGCGCCTCAATGAGGGGCGCAGCGCGATTGATTGGTTCCTGACGGGGCTGCGAGGCGCCGAGGCGCCCATAGGCACCGCGGCAGACGGGATGTCCCTTCTCAGTGACCAGGAGCAACGGGCTTACGACCTGGGCCGGCGCTTATACCGCATCTATGACGACCTGCGATCCACGTTTGAGTCCGTCAGCAGGCCCATCGATCAGGCGGCAGCCAGCCTTGACCGCTTCGTGGGCGCCTTGCGGGCCGGCGCCAGAGACATCCCGATCAGCGAGACGAAGCTGGGCCAGCTATCCGAGGCCGAGGATCAGGTCTATAGGGCCGGGCAATGGTTAAGACGAGGGCTGCTTGCCCTTCATGCCATCCTCACTCAGCTATTGGGGCCTACCGGCTATCTGGGTCGGGCTTTCCAGTTCCTGCGCGAGGCTTGGCAGGCTGCTGTTGCCGGATTTAGGGGCGGTGAGGCCGCGGCGGAGCTGTTCCGGCGCTTCGGTGGCCACCTGAGCGGCGTCGTTGGCTGGATGTACCGCTTGGGCACGACGGCGCGGCAGGTCTTTGGCCAGATCGCCGCCAGGGCCAGAGATACGAAGTGGCTGACCCAGCTCTGGCAAGACATCCAGACGTATGCTCCGGTAGCGCTGGGCCTCTTCCTCGCCCTATTTGGCCTTATCCGTTTGATGAGTTCGCCTGCCTTCCAGCTCGCGAGAGCCATAGCCCTCATCTTCGCTGGCGGACGCTGGGGGTATGTGCCAGGAATGATCCGGCGGAGCTCTCTCTTGGGAAAGGCGCTGTCACTGCTGGTAGGTATTGGCGGCCGGGTGCGTAATGCGCTGGGGATGCTCGGCACGACGTTGCTGAGATTGCCTGGCTTCTTCACCCTGGCGATGGGCGGCACCCTGCGGCTGATCGGCACTCTCGCCCAGTTGGTAACCGGTGGTGGGCGGATCAGCGGTTTCATCATGCGGTTGGGTGGCTTGTTCATGGGGACGGGCGCGAAATTTCTGCGTTTTGGCGGTATCTTTGCCAGGGTCGCCGGGATGATCCTTGGGCCCTTGACCTCCATCGGCCTCAGCATCGGCCTGGTGATTGTGGCCGCGCTGGCGCTGGCCGGGATTATCACCGGCGCTGTCATGTGGATCGCCAAGAATTTCGATCTGGTCAAGCAGAAAGCAGCTGAGTTCGCCCAAAACTTCCTCAAGGCGGCTGGCGGCTCGGCGGGGCTGCAGGCCAGGCTGGAGCGCCTGTGGGAGAGCCTCAAGAAGGTGTTTGGCTTCTTCGTAGTCCTGGGGGCTATCCTCGCGCAATTCGTCACCTATGCCTTGCCTAATCTGGGCACCGCCTTTGGTGGCGCCTTCAGCCTCATCTTGGCTGCCGTCGAGCTCGTCGTCAACACCTTGGGCGCCTTCTTTGATCTGATCGGGAAGATCATTGAGGCGATTCAGACCGGTAACTGGGAGCCGGCCTTGACAGCCTTGGGCGACCTGTGGTCGACCTTCGTGGATGGCATCAAGGCTATCCTGTCCAGCGCTGTGGATGTGATCATGGGCTTGCTCGGCGGCATCGTCTCCGGCATTCTGGGGCTGATAGACCCCAAGTTGGCGGCCGATTTCGACAAATGGTGGGCAGGAGCCATCGATTCCGTCAAGAAGTTCTTCGATGGCGCCCTTGATATTGTTGGCCGCTTCGGCTCCTGGTTGCTGGAGTGGGCGGGCAGGATCGTCGTCGGTTTCGGCAAGGCTATCTACGGCCTCTATACCGCCATCAAGAACCTGTTTGAGGGTGACATCGTTGGTTTCCTGAGCGGCATAGGGGCCATCATAGTTGCGGCTTTAAGCGCAGGCATCCCTCTCATCATCGAGGTCTTCGGCAGAATCCTGGCGGGCATCTTCGAGATCTTCGGTGCAGACGGGGAGAAGGTCTACGGGTTTTTCCACGGCATTGTCGAGAAAGTGATCGGCTTCTTCAACGATCTATACAACAATCTGGTGGGCCGCAGCATCCTCCGGGACCTGCTGTCTGGGATTGAGGAGATCTTTGGCCTCATGCTCAAACCCATCCAGCTTTTGGGTGAGACCATCGATGGGATCATCTCTAAGGGGCTGGAGATCATTGATCGAGTGTTGGGACGCAAAGACCCCGCCCAGTCTGCCAAGGACCTCGCGGCCGCCTGGAAGACGGCAGAGGAGGCCATTAAGTTGGGCCTTGCCAAGATCACGACGGCGATTACCACGCTTATAACTCTGATCAGCGGCCGCGAAGGTCTTGAGGAGACTTATACCGCCTTTGCCAGCGATTTCCTTGCTAAGTGCCTCGCCATGTTTGAAGCCCTGGCCGGTGGCGGTGACAGCCTAGTAACCGGGGTCAAATCTGTGTCCGAGAGCATATCGGGCCGTGGGGGATTGCGAGAGAGGTACCTGGACTTTTACAGCACCTTCATAAGCAGGAATACCGGCATGATCACGGCCCTGGTTGGCCCCGCCAACAGCCTCAACGCCGCATTCAATACCATCAAGGGCACCATCGGCTCGACCAAATCCAAAGTTGAGGACTTTGCTTCAACGGCGGTTCAAAAGATTAACGATGTCAAGAATGCGCTTGATAGCGCCGCACCACCCGGCCTTATACAGCTCTTCAGGTCCTTGAAAGGTAAAATCGAGGACGTGATTGACGCCATCGAGGACATCCCGCGGGAGATCACTATCACCATTCGCTACGTGACAGTAGGATCACCACCAGGGGGTGGCGGGAGTGGCGGGGGTGGCGGCCCACCCGAGTTTCAATATGGCGGACTTGTACCCTTCACGCCGGGAGGATTCCTGGCCAGCCTTGCCGAGCGCGAGCCTGAGCTGGTGATCCCTCTCAGCCGCGTGGAGGATTTCATCGGCGAGGCCAGCCGCAATGTAATTGTGAACGGGCCCCTGGTAGAAGTGAACCACCCCGTCCTCACCGATAGGCGGGCCATCAACGATCTGGCCAAACAGATCGCCGAGGCTCTGGGCCGCGAAACAACGGTGCGGCTGCGGTATGGGGGCATGTGACAGGTTAGACGGAAGGCGGTGGGCCAACTGGCCGCGCCGGATTTGACCAGTTGAGGCGTTGTGAGCGCCTATGCTAACATGGGCGCTCCCGATGCATTCTGAGGGCAAGATGCCGACTTGCAAGCTGGAGTTACATCGAGGCAATGAGACGGTTGACCTGATCGGCTCTCTCTATCAGCTCGTGGAGGGGACCCTGGCCATGCCTGCTCCTGAGCCAGATGCCATCTGGACGGAATCGCAGGGAATGCGCCACGGCGCCGAGCTGCTGGACGTCACCTTCCCCAACCGCGAGATCGCCATGCAGCTGCAGATCAGAGGGACGGGTATTGATGATTCCCTGCGGGAAGACGCCATCATCGCTGGCGTCGTCGCCTTGCGCAGAATACTCTACCTGGCAACGCAACGTCAGAAACTCGGGCGTGGCCCGGGCGTTACGCTCCATTATCAGTGGTCCACCAGTAACTACGAGACCGTCTTTGATGTGCTATCCGGGGAGCTGACAACGCCTGATCCCTTCGGTGTTGAGAAGCTGATACGGCTCCCAGATGATGCCCTGGCCCTGACAGATTGTGCTCTCAGACTGGTGTGCAAGCCATTTGGCAGGCTGGCTGAGGACCTGGAATTTGAAAACTTTGTGCAGAACGGTGCGATGCTCAAGGCGAGGCAGACGTGGGCCAGGGCTGACAGCTCGGACAGCACCATCTACTGCGTTGACATCAATGCCTTCGATTGGCCCGAAGGGGATGTCGTCTTTATTGACGATGGCCAGAACAGCCAGTATGCTCTCATCACGGGGGTAGGCCCCGGCGATCTGGGATCGCTCACCCTGGAGAGCCTGGACTATACCTTCAAGAAGGGAGCGATTATCACCAATCTTAATCGCGCCTGGAAATGGAATGATCTTTACGAGGCAACAGCCACCCGCAACTACGCATACAGCCACAGTTTCGGGGTATCAATCCTCGTCCACTTTTTCTTCGCGACCGGCTACGTACAGCAGGTCTTCACTGAACTGCCAGCAGGAAATTATTCGCTCATCTTTTGGTGTCTCAAAGCTGACGACGCTGATACCACCTTCCGCGCCCAATTTCTCAAATGGGAGGACGACGACTGGGTAGAATACGCCGGCCAGGACATAACCGGCCTCGTCGGCTCAACAGAGGATGGGGGACAATTCGAGCGTTACGAGCTGGTCGCGGATGGTATGACGGCAGGCTCTTATGCCATCCGCTTCTACGCGCCAGAAGATTCCGACCCGGCCGAGTTCTATCTTGACTCGGTTATGCTCCTGCGTAAGAATGTACTCGATGAGCTCGATTACACCTGCTATGCCGGCTCGGTTACCGGATGCAGTGGTCCCCCCTACCCGTATATCTACGCAGTCCTGAACTACAGGGCCAAGGACAACCGCTATCTGGTCAGCGGCATCCCGGGCGATGGCCCAGCATCATGTCGTCTCTATCTCAGCCGGATCACCGGCCCGGATAATATGTCGTGGCAGAAGTTTTCCCTCTCAAGCCGCACCTATGACGACGAACTCCAGATCGAGCAACGCTATTACCTTCCGGCGGCTTGGGCGAGAGAGCTCGATGGTGATCAGGTGCCCCTCACGGCGGCCGATTTCGATGATAACTGGCCCTTCGGTTTTCGCGCCACGCTCACGAATACCTCTTCCTGGGCCCATTGGGGTCGCTGGCGGGTGCCTGGTGACCTGCTCAATGGTTATTACCGGCTGGCTATCTATGCTTATGATCATCTCTCCTCCAGCTACCCGGATTGGCAGAGCCGGATTGAGATTAGCACCGATGAAGCGGGTGAGAATGTGATCTACGTTGGGAACACGATCTTGGAGGCGCCACGCCAGAGCGCGTTCGTCATGGGCTACGGCCCGTTCTCGCTGCCGCCCGTGGGCCTGTATGCGGAGGATTTGGAACCATCCGACTACTACATTCACCTTTACACCAGGAGGGAAGAGGATTTTTCCTATGGCAGCTATGATGTCTGGGTCTTTGGCCTCTTCATCCTGCCGATAGATGAGGCGATCTGTGACCTGGAGGTGCTATTTGATAGCGTCTCGGACGAGAGGAGCATCCTTCTGGACGGATTGGCGGACAGGCCGGCTGTCTATTCATATGACTCTGATACGGGCCGCGTGATGGACCCGATGATGTTCTATGACAAGCTGCCCCAGCTGGCGCCCAAGGTATCGCAGGTTCTCTATTGGAACCTTCGGTACTCTGCTGGGCAAGGCGCGCTGAATGGCAACCTTATCGCGCAGCCAAGGCTAGTGATCAGGCCACATTTCCTGGATGTGGGGAGACTAAGCACACCATGAGCCTCACTCTACATGAGCGCGTTGGAGCATCCAACAAGATTTTCCTGGACCTCACCCCTTTCGCCTCGGGCATAAGCGTCTCAAGCCGCCTGCCGGGCGGATATATGAGCCTGACCGCCCGCCTCGGATTGTCCTATACGGACGCGGCGCGCTTCCAACGGCTTTACTTGATGCATCAACTGGTCTTGCGCGAGCAAAGCCTCACCCTCTTCGAGGGGCGCATTGAGGACATGGCATTGCGGGATAATGGGCTGGAGATTACGGCCTATGGTTACTTCTCTCACCTGAACGATAGGGTTTACGAAGGGGTTTGGTACGCCGAGGACCCTGACAATCCAGGTATCTATTCGCGCAATCCTGGCGGCTTGGCACCTACGATCCCAAACATCATCAAGGATGCGCTGGACCTGTGTGACCAGATCAGCGTCTATCGGGGCTGGATCGATCCCGATAACGAGATCACGGACGATCTCCCGCAGGATTTCACAGAGCAAGCCATCCAGGTAAGCGATCTGATCCCGCAATTGACGCAATACGGCGACCTGGCGCCGACTCCCAACTACGTTCGCTTCGCCATCTGGGAGAGTCGAGTGCCATTCCTGTGGATCACGGACATGCAGAGCGTTCAGTGGATCATGCGGCGCCAGGACATCACTGCGGGCAGCCTTGACCTGACGCTCAGCCGGGGCAATCTGGCCAACAAGATCAAGGCGGTTTACTCAGACGAGAACGGTGAACGACTCTACTACCCGTTGGAGCCATATTTCCCCGACCTGACGACCGAGGTACTTAACCGCTTCTTGACCTCCCTGAATGCGATCCTCGACCGTCTCGATAGCTTTCCTGGCGACCTCAACGCCGAGCAGCAGGCCACCCTGAATGGCGTGATCGCCGATCTCAACGCTTTGAAGGCGGACATCAGCGGAGCTTCCGCTTTGTTGCCGATGGAGCCAGCAGCCCAGCAGGTACTATTGACAGGTTGGCAGGAGGTGCTGTCGAACGCTCAGAACGATCTGGACCAGCTCGACGATCAGGGCTCGCTGACCGGCGAGCAGGAGAGCGAGGTTAACGGGATCAAGGCTGACTTGATGTCGCTCTCCCAAGATATCGCCACGTTTACGCCTAGCTATACTCAGGAGTATCTGTCCGGCTTTGCTGAGGACAGCCGCTCCCAGGAACGCTACGGGGTCATTGAGCGCTATATCTCAATGGGAGGGATACCAGAGGATTTCGCCCGCGCTATGGTGGAGGCGGCCCTGGCTGACATGAAGCAGCCACAATTTTCCTGTGGCCTCTCCTTCACCGGCTATGCTTACTCCAGGGCCGGCGGTCGCCACCCCCTGTGGGCCGTCAGGGCGGGTGATATAATCGAGGTAGTTGACCTGATCCCGCAAACCGCCCATATTGAGGCTATAGAAGTGGACTGGCCACGCCTGCGCCGCCTTGAGGTTCAGGAGGCTACTTACGACTGGGATAGGCGGCAATTGACCGTGGTACCGTCTGGCCCCTATAGCCGACTGGACGTTGTCACCGCGCTGGCCAATGCCGGGCCAAGGGGAGTTTAGAACGTGCCACAGTGGGTTCCACCGCCGACCTTAGTTAACACGCTCAGGACCTTCTTCGTCACCCGCAAGGGGACGAATGTGATCGAGATCCTCCAGTCCTCCAACTGGAGCCGAGCTAATCAGACCGGTTGGCGGCTGCAGGATGATGGCTTTGCTTACTTCTTCGGCTGGACCCAGCTGGGGCCCGGCGACAGCACTCTCATCCTCGATGAGTACGGGCTCTCAATCTACGGGGCCAACATTGTCCTCTTCGATGAGCTGGGCGCCCTGGCCCATGCGCTGATTGCCCGCCGCACGACGATCCAGGGGATCACCTTTAATCCCGGCGATTCCTTCAATGGCCACCTGGGGACCGCGGCAGATCCCGGCATCAACCTGTACTTTACCCAGTTGGGCATGGATATCCGCTCCTACATCAACACGATCCTGCGCTTCCGTGGCGACAGGGGGAGTATCGAGGGGTTGATGTCTATCGGTCCCCAGTTCGGCGCCAGCATCCTGTTTGGGGCTGGGCGCTTCTTTGCCGTCAGGAACGCGGCCGGTGAGGATGGAGTTTTCTTTCAGGTGGGGACGGATGCTGATCCCAACTATCTGTACTGTCGGCTTGGCTGGCCTGATCCTTACCAGCCACACATTATCCTGACCAACCAGGCTTTGCGGATTGATGCCGAGGCCCTGGTGGGGAGCCTGCCGCTCGATGTCCTGAATGTCACCTATCTCTCCGAGATCAGCGATCAGGCCGGATACCTCACTCAGCTCAACATGCAGAACTATCCCATTGATGATGTGGGTGATCCTCTGGATGATACCGATGCCATTAACAAGGGATATGCCGATAGCCACCTGCAAGGCAGGACGCTCATCACGGATGAGGCGGTCGATGGACAGACCGTAAGATGGGACGATGCCGCCGACCAGTGGGAGCCGGGATGGTCAACCCCACCTCCCTCACAGGAGGGGCAGGTGCTCTACAGCCTGGATGGAGTGACCTTCACCGCTCAGCTGCCGGTCACCACCGAGGAGGATGGGTGGCTGGTTAATGAAGAAGGTCTATTGATTGTAGCGGGATGAGATTATGACGGACGCACTACACAGCAGGCAGACCAGTGTGCATCGCATAGAATCCTGGGTCTACGCGAACGAATCTGCGCGCGAGGGAGCCTCAGGCTTTACATCCTATGACGTAGGCAAGATCGCCTATCAGTCAGACGATGGGACGTACTGGCGGCTGATCGATGATTCGCCAGTTACCTGGCAACAGATCGGAGGGCCGCCTGGGGCCATAGACGTGTTTAATGATGGAGAGGGGGACCCGGCAGATGTGGCTGGGTCTGCAGCTGATGGCACTTCCACTTATGCTGCGCGTAGAGATCACATCCATACTATTGGCTCAGGGATTGTCACATCAGGGATGCTCCAAGACGGAGCTGCTCTGGCTGAGATATTGGACGACGATGGATCGGGAAGCGGACTGGATGCCGATCTGGTCGATGGCAGTCATGCGTCCGCGTTTGCAGCATCGGGCCACACTCATGAAGTCGACGAGCGGGCCGATATGTTCAACGATGCGGAGGGCGATCCTGCAAACGTAGCTGGGACTGCCACTGACGGCACGAGCACCTATGCCGCCCGCCGGGATCACGTTCACACGATTGGGGCAGGCATAGTCACATCGGCCATGCTCGAAGACGGAGCTGCACTGGCTGAGATACTAGACGATGATGGCGCTGGCTCCGGGCTTGATGCTGACTTGCTCGATGGCAGCCACGGTTCGGCGTTTGCTGCATCTGGACATACTCACGCCTTCTTGGGATTGACTGATACGCCCAGCAGTTACTCAGGCCAGGCCGGGAAGATTACACGGGTCACCTCTGGCGAGACAGCCCTGGAGTTTGTGGCCCTGGAGGCAACTAGTGCCGAGTACCAGCAGTCCAGCTACACCGGAAGCGACATCAGCATGGGGACCTCCACCGATGCAGACTTCGTGGATGCCTCAGCTAGCCTTCAGATTCAGATCACGCCGTCGGCGCCAGGGAAGTACCGGGCGCAGTTCACCTTTGGCCACCAGAAAAGCGCCACGGAGGTGGCTACGCAGTTCCGGTTGACAGATGGGACGACTAACTCTGGGGTAATCGAGAGTTACACGAACAGCGCCAACGTAGAAGAAGAGGTGTCGTTGTCCTACATTTTCAACTGGACTGACACTTCCCAAAAGACTGTCAAACTCCAGAAGAAGGTGAGGGTCGCGAGTTCCGTCTCGGTAAACCATGTCATGGGCGCAGTGGGACGGTGCACCATCATGGAGGTAGTCCGGCTAGGCGGGACAGGGGTAAGCTACAACGACGCCGAGGGGGACCCGGCGGCCATCGCTGCCTCCGCCTCTGATGGCACGAGTGCCTACGCCGCCCGGCGGGATCATGTGCATTCGGATGCCGGGGTCATTGCCCACAAGAACGCCTCGGCGAACGTTCATGGCCTGGGGGCTAGCGTCAATGTCCTGGGCAATCGCAATGCCGCCGGGGAGTTCGTACAGCGGGGAACGTCCAGCATCTCGGCAGCACTGGGAAGTGCGATCTCCATCAGCGCTGCAAATGCGGCAGCCGTTACTTTCCCGGTAGCTTTCAGTGCTAACCCTATCGTCCTGCTTACGCTCTACAACACCGCTCAGGGATTGGGGGCCTGCATTTCAGCAGGTACTCTGTCAACGACTGGTTTCACCCCGGCGGTCTATGGGACCGCAAGCGCGACGGCGACTGGAACGCTTCACTGGATCGCATTAGGGAGCTAACGATGATCATTCAGAGGACAATCTACGCGGGGGACACCCCGTTGGAGAGCACCATCGTCGTCGAGCAGACCGGCCCGATGCAGTTGACCGTGCGGGCCGGTCACTTCACAACCACGGGCCAGGCGCGGATCGTGCCTTTAAGCCCACAGGTCGAGGAGCTGATCGCCGCAGGGAAGGCCGAACGCCTGCCTGATGGGTTGCGGGCTCTGGTATGGCTTGTAGACAGAGACGGCAGCCCTATTGAGCTGTCACAGACCTACGTCTTGGAATCCGATCAAGTGCTCGATCTGGTCAGCCACCCCAGCTACGACAAGTTCTACCGGGTAGAGCTGGTCTTCAACGGGATTAGCGTGGACATGCTGGCTATGAGCCGGATTGACGCCTATCCTATGCCACCTACAGGTTGGCGGGAAGTCCATGATCTAGTGTTCGAGTTCGGGGTCCCTGCCGGTGCCACATCGTTGAGCGATATCGAGATACCCGTCCTGACGGTTCTGCCTGGATTTCCGCCAGGCACAGGGCCGGAGGACTGGCTTGTGCAGACGGGAACAGGAGTCGTCTGATGGCGAAGGTGATCGAAGGTGAACGTGATCCGCAGGCAGTAGCGGCTGAGGAGCGAGCAGCGGCTATCAAGGCTTTCTTGCAGAAGTATGCAGGGCGCTCATGGGCTGACTTGGAACTGAAAGAGAAGGAGCGCGTCTTGGTAGCCGTCTGTGTGGCCCTTGGGTGGATAGATGCATCGGGAAAGTTCACTGAACCATGAGTTAAGGAGAATTTTAAAAGGAGAACTTCAAAATGGAGTTGCCAGGAGCGATGTGGATCGCATTAGTCGTAGTCCTGACTGAATGGGTCAGGCAGTGGAAGGTGGGCGGTAGGTGGGCGCCACTTATCGTGCTGATCTTAGGCACGGTAGCTAAAGCCATAGAGCTGGCCATGAAGTGGCCCGAATTAGCGGCGCGGGGGCAAAACATCCCCTTGATCTTCCTATTTGGTCGCGCCACACTGGGTCTTTAGGTTGCACTTTTCATGGCGCCAACTGGCGAGAGATCTCGTGATCCTCCTGATCGGCTTCCTGATCGGCTCGATCTCCAGCGCCCACGCCGTGGATTTGCATGCCCAAGAGCGGCGGGTGCAGATTATGGATGCGAGAGTTGAGGAGCTGCGGCTGGGCTTGAATGGCCGCATGGAGAAGATCGAGCAATCCTACTTCAGTGATATGTTGCGATTGGCCGAGTTGGAGGCTGCTGTCTATGGGCCCCGATTCGAGGACCCCTGGCACAGTTTCCCTCCGCCCAATCGCTATCCGCCAGAGAGACGCAAACAAGTGCACGGGGGCGATCTGGCATATTGCAGATTGGAGGTGATTGCTCCCATCCCAGCTGAGCCCGTTCCCGGCGTGGGGCTGAAAGCATATTAGCCGGAGCTAACAGTCAATGCACATCCTGATCATTGCTCCCGATATTCCACAGTTGGCTGGCGTCGATGAGGAAGTCAGCGCTGTGGCTTCCCTGCACAAGGTGGAGCTCCTGCACGGACGGGTAGTTGAAGCTGACATTCGGCACGCCACGGGCCGCTACTTCGACATCGTTTGGTTCATCACTCACGGCAGCTCTGCTGGCCTTATGCTCTCCGAGGGCGAGACTCTCAGTATTGATGCCGTAGTCCAGTATGTGCGATCAGCCCGGCCCGGGCTCTGCATCCTGAACTCCTGCGAGAGCGTAGACATCGCCACCGCTATCTTGGACGCAACTGACATGACCGATGTGATCGCCACGGTCAGCGATGTCCCAGACCGAGATGCGGTCAGGCTAGGCGTGCTCTTCGCCAGGGAACTATCGCGCCTCAATGATTACCGGCAGGCATTTGAAGCCTCCAGGCCACGATACAACCGACACTACATATATCTCAGGAACTTTGGGCGGTATCGGAACGAGGGGCCCGATCCCATCCCCGCATCATCGCTGGATAGCGGACAGAATTACCTAGTCGAGCGCCTCATCCGCCTGACAGACCAGATGCGCTCAAACATTCATGAGTGGCAGTCCAGCTCCAACACCCAGCTAGCATTACTGAAGCGCAGCGTGGACGATCTGGAGAGGCAGGGTGCTTCGCAGGCAATCGTCACGGCCGCCTTGACCCAGGATGTCGCCTTGATTAAAATGCGGCTTGGCATGGACGGACAGCTCCCCCTTGGCCGCCCTAATAATCTGACCCTGGTCTTTGTAGCTGCCATCGCTGCCATGATACTGGTGATGGGGCTTGCTCTTTTTGTGGCTATGCAAGGAGGGGTTCGCTAAATGCAGCTAAACTTACAACTTCTTGAGAAGGCCAGCGTAGTTATCGCCTCTTTCACCTATCCCATACTCTTCGTTCTCTTTGGATTCATGCTGCTGCTGGCGGCTCTGGAGAATGAGCCGCGGCTGCGGCAATGGGAGCGAGCCGGGTTTCACTTCTGTTTGGCCGTAATGTTCGGGGCACTGGGGATAGGGATGTCCCGCGTTCCCTTTCTCACTCTTGAGCAGAGTCGAGTTGTCTTCCGCTTTCTGAGCTTGGGACTGGCATTCGTTATGGCGAGGCCCATCGCCTTTCACCTCGCGGTCCTCATTAGAAGGACATCGGATGCCTTGAATGGGGGACAACTTCCCCCAGAAGGTTTTGCCGCTCAACGGGAGGGGACGGTTGAAAGATGAGACATTGCTGAGGCAACGCCTGACCGAGGCGCTGGTACGGAAACAACAGATCGATGCGCTCATTCAGACCTTGATCTTGGAATCAGCCCGCTTGGGTGCCATCTATTCGGAGCTGTACGCTATCATCAACGATTTGGAGCCGGAGCCGCTGGAGAGGTTTAATGTCAAGGCGCCATCTGGTCCGGGACGCAGTGCTGACGGCGCTCCTGCTGGCCTTGCTGGCCGCTTGCCAGTTGAGGACGGCAGAGCCGACGGTCAGCGCGCCGACTGAGGCTGCACCAGCCTATCGCAACATAGGTGCGCGCTTCACGGGAGGCGGGGTCCCATCGTTGGGGGATGGGACCCTGCTCTACCTGCAATATGACTGGCGCAATACCGACTGGGGCATCCAATACCCAGAGTATGGAGCCATTGGCAGCGGCATCTACTTTGAGTGGTACAGGGAATGCGAGACGGCAGACTGCCCATCGCCCCAGACTATCCTATTCTTATCCCAGTCAGCTGATTATTGGGTGCAGCTCGACGGCGGGACGTGGATCAAGCGGCCTGTGGCGCTCTCTCTCTACGTCGCAGGGGATACGCAGGACTACACCCCCTCACGAGTATACGAGAGCGGCGATGTCCCTTATGAGACCATGCCGGATGGGTCAAGGGTCGGCTACCGACTAGAGCCAACCAGGGACCCAAGCCAGTCAGCCTTGGGCGATTGCCCTCCGCGGTCAGCGCCTCGCTATGATGATCCAGACTGGCAGGCAGCCTGGCTGGCTGACCTCCAAACATGGCTGACCAACATTAAGAATGGCTCCTACGCGGATCAGGTCTACGCGATCTGGCTTGGCTTGGGTGTAGACGGGGAGACCCAGCCGGCCAAGAACTATTCTTCAATGCCCCTCAAGGGATGCTATTACGGTGATGAGCTGGCAAGCCGCATGGGAAGCGATGGCTGGCAAAGCTACCTCGATTTCGTCGAGCTGTCAATGCAGACGGCCCGCACAAGCTTCCCCAGCCGACCCATCTTCGTGCAGGCGGCAACTGATCCAGGCGCTTACTGGGGCAGGACCTTGAGGGACGACGTAGTGGTTTATGCTAACAGCATCGGCGTTGGCTACAAGCCCAATGGCCTGACCCCGGACCGGGCCAATCTATGGGGTTATGGGACAGCGGAAGGCAAATGGCTGATTGACGTCATGATGCCATACTCGATAACAATGCCCATTGCCTTCGAGCCAGCTTTTGGGCCGGGCGGCGAGGATGGGAGCCTGACGCCACCTTATCCCTATGGCCCTCCAGGACATGCAAAGTACCTGTGGTGGATGCTGATGCAGGGTCTCTCCCGACGGCCCGACTTGATGGACCTCCAAGAGGGCTGGTTCCCGATCATCCAAAGCAACTATCCCTGGATGTTCAAATTCATCCGGCGCACCCTGGGCAAACAGCCAACTGATCTGGACCAGATCTGGACCGTCTTCCGGCAGGCCGAATGCACACCGACCTGGTACAATCCGCCGACCAACACGAACGGCGTCGGCTGTACGCCTGGCCCCTTCACATTGGGGCTCAGCCCCTCCGTCGTCACAGGCTCCGATTACGTCACGCAGACGGTCTTCTCCGGGAATGTCCTGGCTCAGCCATACTCCCGTCACGCTTATAAGCTGGCGGCAGGTCAAGCGATCACGCTGACCGTGGATGCTGATTACCAGTGGTATAATCAGACGCCGGCCGCCAATGGTGGGACGGCAGGGTTCGTGCTCTCGGTTTTGGCTCTGGACAGCGGCACCGATCTGATGTATCTGGATTACACAGATAACGCGGGCGATGTCTTGACCCTCACGATCACCAAGACGAATACAGCCCTACTCAAGTGGCGGGACTTCGCCGTCTCAGGCGCTCGCTGGAATGGGGCCCTCGATGGGGCCGATCTGCGCATCCGCAATGATGGGACAGGGACAGAGTACGTCGTGATGGCAGTAATACGCTACTTTTACAGCCCGGGCGGGGTCTGCGCGCAGATCAACGGCTGCGAAGGGATCGAGGGAGGTGCCCTGAGCGAAGGGAGCGCCGCCACGGCGACGGCCACGCCGACCAGGACCAGGATGCCAACGGCGACGCCGACTTCAATCACCCCCACCTCAACGCCCACGCCGACGCCGACCGGTCCGACTGCGACCCCCACACCGACATTCACCGGCACGCCGCCGACAGCGACGGCCACGGCCACGCCGGGGCTGGTTGTCTACGAGTTCATGGCCTACAACGATACGCTGCCAGAGACGATCTACTGGACCAACGTGATCACCTATGTGGGCGTCGGTGGTGGCACTTACTCAATAGTGACAGTGCCGGGCTACTCTGGCAATGCCTACCGCTATAACATCAACGCCAGCGATAGCTACGGCTGGGTCGGGACCTACTGGGACAGCGGCGCGCTGCAGACGGAAGGCATCTTAGATGTGCACGTTTCATTCACCGGGACCCTGCCCTTCGACTTCCTGCCCTCGACCTTTGCCGGGGTGTACGAGGAGATAGCCACGCAGGCCGGCGGGCAGCTTGGTCAGAGGCAGCAATGGACTTTGGATAGGATGGGGACCAGCCAGGGCGCTATCAGATTGCGTTGCCCGATGTGCATGCCCACTCAAGACTTGGAGGTAAGATCAAGCACCACTATGGGTGCCTGGTATCATTTCACCGTGCACTGGGAATACAAGGATGGGGGCACTGGCTATATCAGGGTCTATGACGACACTAGCCTGAAAGTAGACTGGACGGGGGGCCTGAACAGCTCCTATGATCGTTGGCGCTACGCGATGGCAGGCATCCTGGGCGCTCACTATTTCTGGGACCATAACGTTTATCATACTGTAGACGAAGTTGGCGCCTGTACCTCCGATCCCTGCGCTGCTCAGGCTCAGGCAGCCATCTCGCCGCTGGTGATCAACGAGATCGGGCGCCACGCAGATGAAGATTGGTTCATGGGCGGCGGCGTGACTGAGGACGACGACTTTATTGAGCTCTATAATAGTACCGCGGTCAAGCAGCCTCTCGCCTCGTATCAGCTGTGTGTCGACGACACCTGTTTTACCTTCGCCAGGGGCGAGTACGTGAACGCTGGCCAGGTAAAGGCTCTCTTCGCAGGCGATACCGGCCTCTATCTCCCATTGGCAGATGCCGAAATCTGCCTCTATAATTATGCCGGCCGGGTGATCGATTGCGCAACCTGGTCGGCCATGACGACCGGCGCCCGCAGCATCGGTCGCTACCCAGATGGCAGCGCCATATGGAGGGAGTTCGTCTGCGTCACCCACGGACGGATCAATACCTATTGGGACTCGGTGACCTGCCCATCGGTGCCTTATGTGCCGACGCCGACACCCACCCCCACATTGACGCCAACCGTCACCCCCACCCCTGCTTACACGCAGGAGTTGCTCTCCTCCAGAGATACGCATATTCTGAAGGACATCGAGACGCCTGACCCGTACAATATGGAGCTCTATCTCGATCTCGGCCCGGCGCCGGCCTTGCCATACGGTGAGGCCCTAGTCTGGTTCGTCCTGCCCACGGTCACGCCAGAAAATCTGGAGCGGGCCGAGCTGCTTTTCCAAGTCAAGACGCTCTACATGCCGATGATCTTGAGGATTCACGGCCTGGGCATTGACGCGGACGACTCGGCGACCTGGAGGTATGCCTCATCTACCGGCACACCCACTCCCTGGGCCACGCCCGGAGCGCAGCCGGATGTGGATTACTATGGGACGCCGGTGGCGACCGTCCAAATAGCAAGCACCGGGGCCTATACTGTTGACATCACGTCGCTCGTGCAGGACTGGATCGATGGCAGTAAACTGCCAATCATTATCCTCGTGCCAGAGGATTAGACCGGCGGAGAGCCGGATATCAAGAAAGGAGAGATTCGCATGGCAAAGGAACCGAAGATCACCATAACCTTTGCACTCAAGGACTTCGAGGTCTGGCTTGCTCAAGAGCCAGAGACCTCCTTGAAGCGATTCTTCAGGGAAGTCACCCGACTTACCCAGAGGAACTGCGCGGCTTAAGGGCAGAACCCACAGCCGGGTGGGGCTAGGAAGGATAGGCCGATGGAACCAAAGATCAAGATCACTTTCACGATCAAGCATTTCGAGGAATGGATGAGGGAAGGTGAAGATACGCCACTGCGCCGGCTCGTTCTGGAGCTGATCAAGATGGCTCCAGAAGGGGTACGAGACCTCAAGGCTTCCCCGACGGTCGGGTGGCACTAAGCCCTGACCCGCGCGGTCCTCACCACTGTAGGGGACGACAGGTATAGGGCAGGTTCTATCCACACGGCCTGCCCCGCACTGAAAGTGGAGGTTGCCAAGCGTGAGGAGAAGGGACTGGATCACGCTGACCTTGACGATCATCATAGCCATCATGCTGGCCCTGGCAGCGCGCGCCTTGGCAGGGCCATCGCCCCTTGGGGCTGATATCGCCCCCCTGGCCTACAGCAATAATTACTATTGGTCAACGGCAGGAGACTGGGAGGGCTGGATAGGAAGCGGGATTACCGGCATGATCAGCGGGGGCGGCCCTGAAAATGAGCCCAAGTGTTATGCTAACAACTGTTTGTATGCTCGCAACAACGGGTCATACCTGCAAAGCCCGAACCAGACCAAGACGGCCGGGTATAACGTCAGGGCTATGATACGCATGGGAAGCGCGGGCAGCCAGATTCGTTACGTTCGCTTTTACACAATGGATGGTGTAGAGCGATGTGGCTTCTCCACGACAAGCAATGGATTTCAGACGTTCAATTGCAGCGAGGAAAATATACAGGCGGCGATTCAATGGTATTTTCGCTTCTACACCACTGGCAGCACCATTGTGACGCTGGACAACGTCACATTGAGTGATGTGGCACCAGCGCCCACCTCTACACCGACGCCCACGAAAACAGCCACTCCTACCACAACGCCGACGCCCACCCCTCCTACACCCACTCCGACCCCTACCGTCACGCCTACGTGGACGCCTGGGCCGCCTCTGTACGCGTATGAGCCATTCGATTATCCAGGCAGCAATGATGGCGATCCCCTGAACGGGCTGGATGGCGGGACGGGATGGGCGGGGCCCTGGTCGGCGGGAAGTGGTGGTGCAGTCTTGGATGATGATCGCGCGCTGGGAGGGGCCAGTGATATATTCACGGCCAAGGGAAGCGATGTCCCTACATCCAGAGGATTTGGCGAGTTTGCTGTCGGCGATTTCTGGATGTCGTTCAGGTTTGCCGTTCAAGCCTCGGAGAACTTCTGGCATGGGATCAACATCTATGATGGCGGGTATCTCAGGGCCACCATAGGGGACATGAACTACCAAGAGCTTGATGGCATGTCAGTAACAGGGATGAAGGTGGTGATCTCGGGCTGCACTCGCACCACCAACCACACCTTGCTCCTGTACATCCCAATCAGCCCAACAGGAACCGAGAACCTCTATTTGTGGTGCGATCCAGATGCCGACGACGACGTCAACACCTATGACGCCTCAATATTGAATCAGGAAATGGGGAGCATTGACACCATAAAGATCGTGGCCGGATCGGGCGCTCAGAAGGGGTTCTGGGTTGACGACATCCGCATCGCGGACAACTACACATTTGCGCCCCCTGTGACCTCGACGCCGACGGCCACACCGACTGGTAACCCAACTTTCACGCCGACCGCCACTCCGACCGTCACGCCAACGACGACGCCAACGACGACGCCGCGCCGACTCGTTATTAACAGCTGGGAGGGGACGCCATCGGTTGAGCCAAGGCTCGTCCTTTACATGCACGGTGATACCCCAACTCCGACGGTCACGCCGAGCATTACGCCCATCCCAGATTACAGTCAGGCAATGTTGCCGTCGATGGATACTCACATCCTGCGAAACATCGAGACGCCTGATCCTTACAAAAGTGGTCTCTATATCGATCTGCCTTTGACACCGCCGATCATACCTGGTTCCAAGGCTCTCATCCGCTTCATATTGCCGACGGTCACGCCGGAGAACCTGGCCCGCGCCGAGCTGGTCTTCCATGCGCGCAGCGTTTACATGCCAATGAATCTGAGGATTCACGGCGTAGCCAAGGAGTGGGATGAATCGGCAACCTGGAACTATGCTTCGTCCTTTGATCCAGCCACGCCCTGGGCAACGCCGGGGGCCAAGCCGTATGTGGATTATTACGGGAAGCCCGTCGCTACAGTAAGCGTAGCAGGGTCAGGATTTTACACGGCAGACATCACATCTTTAGTGCGTGACTGGATTGCCGGAGTCAAGCAGCCAGCTGTAATCATCGTGCCAGAGTACTGAACATGGCCCAAAGGTATCCCCTCGGCCAAGATGCCGAGTTGAAAGAAAGGGAGGCAAAATGTTCGGTCGATTGGTTCGTTTGATCGTGTTGTTCTCACTGTTGGTGGTGGCAAGCTGTGCGCCGCCGCCCTCACCTGCGGAGACCTATCGAGTTGGCTTCATGTACGCTGATAGCCACCTCGACAAGGGCTGGAATGCCGCTCACTGGCGTGGGATGCAGAGCCTACGGCAGTTAGGGGAGGTGGTCAGCGAGTCCGACGTAGGCTTTACTGTCAGGGTCCCCATCGGTGACGGCAAAACATTCAAATTACTGGAGGTGAAAGCAGCTGAAAAGGTCGGCTATGCTGATGCCGACATCGAGCGCGTGCTGCGCTCGCTGATCGAAGGCCGGGCGCCCGTCAACATGGCCTTCGGGACATGGTGGGATAGCCAATATGCCTTCGGCAGGCTAGCTGATGAGCGCCCTGACGTGATCTTTGAGCACGCCTCATCGTTCCCTGCCCAAAAGTCGGCGGATCACCCGAATCGTAATTTCGCTACCTACATGATCCGCATGGAGCAGGGAAACTGGTGGCTGGGCAAGGTTACAGCTGAGGTTGGCATCCGTGAGATAGGGTTCGTGGGCACGCAGACGATCCCAGAGGTGGTGCGCGGTATCAACGCCGAGGTTCTAGGTATGCGAAGCGTGACACCGGACGCCACGGCCCACGTTGTCTGGCTCTACTCCTGGCTGAATGAGACAGCGGAACGGGAGGCCGCGATGGGGTTGCTCGACGTCCGGGTGGCCAAGATGAAGAACATCCTTCCTGAAGATCGTCCGCCGTATGCCATCCAACAACTGGCCGACACTCCGACCAGCTCGCAAGCCGTCTGTGAGGCGATCCAGGTGGAGCCCTACGATCAACTGAACGTCGTCCCCATCGGCTATGGCACGAATGTCCTTCCATCGGCCCCCTGCGCCCTGGTTGGCGCCAGCGAGTGGGTCTGGGGCGGCTATGTCAGGGAGCAGGTTATGGCCGCCCTCGAAGGGCGCTGGCAGCCACATGACTGGTTCGGTGGCATGGTTGAAGGTGCCGTTGTCCTGGCAGGATGGGACAACGTGCCGGACGCCATTCGTTGGAAGATGAATGCCATGAATACGGTCCCCTTCCGCGGCCCCTTCAAGGTCTGGGGGCACGATTGGGAAGCCACAGTTCCAGCCGGGAAGTGCCTAACTGATAATACCCTCTTGCAGATGCAGTTCTACGTCGAGGGGGTAGATCGGGAGTCAGAGCTGCCCACGCTGCCACCGGATGGCTATGTGCTCGAATGGGAGGACTGTTAATGGGAAGCCGCGGTGTGTATGCCGCCCCCCTCATGGGGGGCGGCACAATTGACCTGCCGATGGTCCCCCTTGATCAAGACCTCGGCATAGCATTGCTCATGGTCAATGACGAGGACTTTGAGCGAGTTGATCGCATCGTGGCGGGCCTCTGCGACCTGGCTTGGCCATTGCGGCCGGAGGCTACACTAGGTATGCCGGAACAGGGGATATGGCTAGTCCATGCCGTCGCTCGCAAGCTCGGGCTCGCTCGCTCCTTCGTCGTGAGGAAATCACCCAAGCGATGGGAGGGGGACTCTATCTCAGTCCGCTTCCAGTCCATCACCAAGCGAAGCGAACAGTCCCTCTATGTGCCTAAAAGCTGGGCAGCTTTGCTAAGCGGCAAGCGAGTTATCATCGTGGACGACGTTATCAGTTCCGGTGCGACGGTTAAGGCTATGCTGGATGCGGTCGCGCTGTTGAGTGGATGGGCGGCGGAGACGATTGAGGTCACAGGTATTGTGGTCGCCTTCACTGAGGGGACCTATTGGCGGGAGACGTTGGGAGAGCGAGCGAAGCTGGTGCACTCGCTTGGCCACCTTCCGCTATTTAGGCCCTCAGCTTACGAGGCCATGGCTGGCACGTAAAGGCCAGAGGAGATGCTATGATGGTGATTACCGCAGATGTAATCTCGGGCGGCCTGACGATCATCGTCATGGCCGACGGGGTTGAGCTCTTCAGGCTCATTATCTCCCCCCGCGGGAAAGAGTTCCTAGAGGCTCTGGGGGTCAACTGGGGAGTTATCGGAAGGGCCCTGGCCGCCTTGGGGGTGAACTGGGGCTAGGCTCCACAGGCTGAAACAGGCCCGGGCGGAGCCGGCCTACGAGCACAGCCCGGGCCTATGCTAGCATAGGCGGACAATGTGAGGAAGAGGACTCTGCTCTTTTCTGTGCTGGTCGTCATTCTAATGGGCATCTTTGCGCAGTGTCAGCTGCGCCCACTGGCTCCGGTGGCAGGCACAGTGCTGTCATTCCCAGCGCCACCCCCTGGCGTCATTCATGAGCCTATCCTGCATGTGAAGGCAGTCCAAGTCCAGCAGAAGGCAAGGGTCGAGGCCATAGCCGGGAGGAGGATTTTTTATCTTTTCGAGGTAGACCGTCCGGCCTGGCACCTGATCCCCTTGCCCGGCGATCTTGTGGGGCACTGGCAGCAGGGCGAAACGCCAGCCGTGGAGTTGAGATCATGGCCACCAGGGTCTGTCACCTGGGGGCTGATGGAAGGGCCGGAACAGGAGAGGCCCTGGATTACCTTTGACATAGGAGATTAACATGAAGAAACTAATCTGGCTGGTAGTTTTTGCGGTTGCGGGGCTGACAGCGCTGCTGATGATGCGGCCGGAGGCTGAGGCCGCGCCACACTATCAGTCAACTCCGACCCCTACGCCTACGGCTATCTCGACCCCGCTGCCTACGGCTGCGGCGCGGCGGATCAGGTGGGATCAGGACAACACGCGGCCTGAGTACCAGGTCGTCCTGCGCTTCGGGACGAAGCCAACGGGGACGCTGCTCAACACGACACTTAACTTCTCGGTGACCAACGTCGTGACCCCGCCCATGCAGGTCGGAGTGTTTGCCGTCACCCCGAAGTGGGTGGGGCCGTGGACTGACTGGTACTCATTCTATCATCACCGGGAGCCTGCTGAGGCATGGACCCTCTGGGACACAGCAGGCGCTTTAGGTGCCGGGGATACTCCTGCCTCGCCGACCTATACCGTGACTATTTCGGCTATAGGATGGTACACGGCCGATGTCCAGGGCCTCGTGGCAGGATGGAGCGGGAGCAACACTGACCTGCTCATGAGGACGGTGGCCGCAACCCAGACCCAGGAGATTTCCATTACGACTGAGGCCAGCGCCGCGGACAAGCCGTACTTGACGATGGACGTGATCCAATGAGGCGCTGGCCACCGGCCCTTGGGCCACCGGTAATTGCGAGCCTGGCGGTAGCGCTGGCCCTTGCCCTCGTGGGCAACGCCGTCTCAGCCCTGCCTTACTCCAATTACTACGACTTCGAGAGTGGGTGGCAGGGGTGGTCTGGCTCTGGCACCACCGGCAGGACCGCTGAATCAGGCTGCGCCTCCGGCTACTGTTTGTACGCTGCCGGCAACGGCTCGTACTTGCAGAGCCCCAATCAGACCAAAGGAAGACACTACAACGCGAAGGCCACCATATATCTGGGGAGTGCAGGAAGCGATACGCGCTATGTGCGCTTCTACACCACGGATGGTGTGCAGCGCTGTAGCTTCTCCACCACCACCAACGGTTCCCAGGCGTTCACCTGCGAAGACCCGACCCTTCGCCTGGCCACTGCGTGGTACTTCCGGCTCTATGTCACCACAGGCATCATAGTACGGCTGGATAATGTCACCCTGGAGGATGTAGGCCCGATACCTACTCCTACCGCGCAGACGACGCCGCAGTCCACCCCGATGTCGCTGCGGGTGCGCTATGATTCCGTTGAGGCGTTGCCGATCATGCAAGGGCTGACCCGCTTCGATACCCTCCCGGCGGGGCAACTGGTGGAGGCGACGTTACACTTCAAAGTCACCGGCGTGGTGAGCCCGCCGATTAAGCTGGGGGTGTTCGGGGCCAGGCCGATGTGGGTAGGACCATATGTGGATTGGCAGAGTTTCTACCACCACGTCCCTACGCCGGAGTCTTGGACGCTGTGGGAAACGCCAGGTGCCCGGGGTCCCACTTACGACGTAATCGAGCCAGCGACTTACACCGTCACGGTGTCAGCGACAGGGTGGTACACAGCGAGTGTCCAAGGATTGGCCTCGGGGTGGCAGGACTACAACACTGGCCTCGTCCTCCGGGTGGTCGACCCGGCGGGGACGCAGGAGGCCACCATCTCACTTGGGGCGGACAGCCCTTACATCACCGCCGGAGTTATCCCGTGATCAAACGCTGGCTAATCCTGGCAGCAGCCGTCCTGGTAGCCAGCACAGTGGCAGTGCTGGCCTATTCGACCACTTACTATTTCACGTCCGGGTGGGATGGCTGGACGATCTTGTCAGGATCGCCGGAGTGGGTCACCTCTGGCTGTTACAGCGGCGGCTGCATCTTCATGGGATCATCGGGGCAGGCCGTCCGCAGCCCAACCGTCTCCAAGGACAGCGGCAGCACGGCCAAAGCGACGATCTGGTTCAGCGCTGCTGTCAGCCGCAATGTCTACTTCCACACGGGCGACGGGACGCAGAGGTGCAGCTTCAGCAACTCGTCCAGCGGCTTCCAGACCTTTGAATGTACTGAGTCCAACATGGTGAGTGCGACTTCGTGGTACCTGCGCATTGTGCATGGCAGTGCCCTGGACAGCCGGTTCGACAACGTGACCCTGGAAGATATTCCTCCGACGGCAACTCCTACGCCTACGCCTACCAGCACGCCCACGGCAACGCCAACAGCCACGGCAACCCCTTACTACGTGACGCGTGTGATCACCGATGCGGCAAACATGCTTTACAACACGCCTACACCCTCCAAGCTCAACCAAGAAGTAAGTTCGTGGGTGGGAACTTGGACTCAGGTATTCGGCTGCGGGACCTGTTACCAGGCCGACTTCCGCTACCCAGTTTACCCGGACGAGGAGGAGCGGTGGGCCGATTTCTCTTTCGAGGGGGCAGGGATCAAGGTCTACGCCAGGGTGGGGCCGATAGGAGAGACCTTCGACATCTACCTGGATGGCTCCTACCGCGATACGGTGGACCTCTTCTATCCCAGCTACTTGGGGGACAGGTTGGTCTGGGACAGTGGCGATGTGGGCCTGGACGTTCACCTGATCAGGATCATACCAACCGCGGGCATGACCGAAGTGTGGCTGGATGCCTACGAGATAGAATATTACGACGCGACTGTGACCCTGACAGCGACACCGACCCGTACGCATACGCCGACGGTAACGCCGACATCAACACCGACTTATACGCCGACGAGTACGCCATTCGCCGCAACGCAGGTGGCTGGAGAATCGGGAGGGGTAGTTTACGCGACCATTACGCCAACACCGACCGGGCCAACCCCGACACCGACACCGACAGCAACCCCCACAGCGACGGCCTTCCAAGCGACTCAGGTGGCTGGGGAGTCGGGCGGAGTGGTCTATGCAACGTTGACCCCGACACCAACGCCGACATCCACGCCGACGCCGACGAACACGAACACCCCCTTCGCGGCAACCCGCGTCGCTGCCGAATCAGGGGGAATGTGGTATCAGTCACCCACTCCCACTTTCACGCCGATGTTGATTCAGACGCCGACCCCGACGCCGACCTCTACACCGTTCGCGGCGACGCAGGTGGCCGGCGAATCAGGCGGGCTGGAGTATGTGACGATCACGCCAACATGGACCCCGACCCTGACCCCCACGCCGCTATCATACACCCCAACCCCTATGACCAGGATCGCTGAGGAGTCAGGCGGTATAGCTTACGCCACGCCAACTGACACGCCGACGCCGAGCGACACAGCGACCCCCACCGTGTCACCTACTCCAACGGCGACCCCGGTTAGCGCGCCACTGAACGTGGCGTGGTGTGTCTCCAGCTCAGTGACGCAGCCGTGGACTTGTGTCTACGCCTTCGATGAGAACTCGGAAACCTCGTGGGTTGCTGCCACTGGGCTCAATGGCGAATGGCTCACGCTGGATCTAGGGAACCCTGAAGGGGCTAACGCGGTGCGGCTGGATGGCCTCTACTCGGTCCTGTCGTACTGGAAGCTCCAAGGGTCGAATGATGGTGTTTGGTACATGAATGTGGCAACTCACTACGCCCCCGGCTTGTGGTTCTTCTACCGGAGGACATACAGGTATTGGCGGGTCTATAACGTCTCCGACCTGCCCAGTGGCACATTCCAGGTAGTGCAGATGTACCTGTACGACGGGGTGCTGGAGCCGACACCCACGCCTACGTGGACGCATACCCCCACGCCGACGGAGACACCCACACCGACGTCAACGGTGACAGAGACCCCGACAGTAACGCTAACGCCAACGATCACGCCAACTCCCACAGCAACTCCAACTCCAACCCCGACGGAGATACCGACGGAGACGCCTAAGGCTGGTCGGCTCATCATCAACAGCCTGGAGGGAACGCCGACTCAGATGCCGCTGGTTATGCTGTACCTGTACGGTGACACGCCGACGGTGACCACGACACCCACAGCCACGCCGACCGGGCCAACCGCTACCCCGATCCAAGGAGAGGTGGATACCCACGTCGCGTACTTGGTTGAAACGCCGCAACCAGATGCGACATGGCTCACAATATCGAGACGCGCCTATGCTAGCATAGGCTCTGAGACTTTGGTCTACTTCACTGTGCCGGTGACAGCGACGAAGGCGCGCCTGAGCTTCTATGTGGGCGCGCTCTACCGGGAACCTGTTGCGCTTAAGGTGGGGAGAATGCTGGTAGATTGGGACGAATCTGCTACCTGGAGCTATGCCAGCACAGTGTCCACGCCGACGCCCTGGGCGACGCCAGGGCTTCTCTCCGGGACGGACTATCTGATGCCGACGCCCGCGCCAACCGTGCCTGTCTTTGAGACGGGGTGGTATACCGTAAGCCTGGACTCGCTTTTGCCGATCACCTATGGGGTGATCATCAAGCCGTAGGTGGAAGCCAGATGATCAGTCGACGAGATTTGTTGATGCTGATGCCGCCTATCCTGCTGACGCTGGTCGTTCTCTTGATCTCGCCAGGGTCAATAGTCACAGCCTTGCAAGCCCCAACCCTTGTAGCGACGGCCGCCTACGATACGGCCATAGGGCAGGGGACTGAGACCCCACAGCCTGAGCCTACCATGCTTGTGTTGAGGACTGATCCCAGCACAGACAAGACCCTCTTCCACTTTAATGTTCTCCCTGAGGGCTCTTATTACAGGGTCTACCTGAGCTTCTATGTGGAATCCATTGGGATGCCCATGATTCTGGCCGTCGGCAAAGTCAATCGGAGCGACTGGACAGAGAACGCTACGTGGGGCTATGCCAATCCTCCTGAGACAGCATGGGCCGCCCCTGGCATGGAAGCGGGCACAGACTATGATGCGACACCAGTAGCTACGGTGGAGGTAAACTCTACCGGTCGTTATACCGTAGAGGTAACCGGCATCACCGAGGCAGGGCAGGCTGCCGAGTTGATCGTCTGGTACATACCGCCTACACCGACCCCAACACCTACAGCCACCCCGACCAGTGCAGTAACCCCCACGCCAACGCCCACGCCAACTGAGACGCCAACGCCCACACCGACACCGACGGCCACGCAAGGAGCCCTCGGGGGCACCTACTATGTAATGAGTGATCCTGAGGACATATCATGTGAGACTTATGGCTCGTACAGGACTTGCTACCGTCTGTCCACAACGCTGACGTTCGGTGGCGGTTACGATCAGTTCTCATCCCTACGCTTCATCCTGTCTGGCATCCCGCAAGGCGCTAATATCGTCTCAGCCACCCTGAGGATAAGCAACACCAATGCTGGTGCCGACAGTATTGACGGGTACATCATAGGCATACGCTCCAGCGACACGATCACGGCTCCCATCCGCAATGTTGGGGTGGCGTATGAGAGTGTCCTGGGCTACTTCGTAGAGCCGGTGCGTTGGTTGCAGGCCAACGCCTGTGGCTCAAGCCCATGCGATATAACAAGTCCTGAGATCGCCCGCATCCTCAATTACTTCGTGAACCAGCCGACCTGGGCTCCGGGAACACCTATCGAGATCTCGTTGTATGATACTGGTAGCAGCACCGCCAACAATCTGCAATACAACTCGGCTGGTGGCACCCCGACAATAGTGCCGCGCATAGTGCTAACCTACACATCTGGTGGGCCAACGCCGACCCCGATGCCGACATCCACACCTGACAAGGAGGATGATACCCAGGGACAGCCACCAGGGATATACTCTCTGGCGACAAGTGGAACGAACGTAACTGTGACCCAATCAACGGATTACGTGTTCCCCGGTTCGACCTATAGCTGGAAGTTCCAACGAACGGCCTCCAGTTCAGACCGACTGTATCTGTACAGCGCCGACGCGAACTATTCTAATAGGACAGACTTCCACTTTTACGCACCGTCGCTACCCGCTAGCACTAACGCGGTTTGGGAGCAGTGCGGCAACACGACCTGCTACCAGTCTACGCACAGCAACACCAAGCTGATGCTGAACTCCTCCGGCTACTGGGAGCTGTGGAAGGACAACGCCACCGGCAACGACGACCTGGTTGCCACATCCACCAGCCCGATCCAGGCAGGTCAGTGGTATACAGTTACCATGCGCGTTCATCTGCTCGCCAACCGCTCTATGTACTTCACACTAGAGATAAACGGCGATGTGGTCTTGACTACCCCGATCCTCGGATACCTGGAGGCATACACCTATCACGGTCTCGGCCTGTCTCCGCTCAACACCACTTCTCTCGGCACGTGGACATACTATGTGGACCGTCTCCGTCTGTGGGATGGCGT